ATTTCCTCCCCCGATCTCCTGCAGCTCAAGCGCTCCGATCAGCAGATAATCCCCTACTGCGTAACGTGAAGATTCGCTGGATGTGATGAGCATGACGGAAGTGTCGTTCAGGTTGGCAGTCTGAATCAGAGAACTGTGAGTCGTGTCCTCATAAAATGAACCACCGCCGACTTGTTCGCCCCCGGACGATATGCAGGTGCCGCCAAAGGCCCAGATCACTGCATTCTGAATGCCAGAAAGGCCAGCCCCGGCTGTAACATAAGTACATCCAACGCACCGCGACCCTGGCGGGATGATCAAGCCAACCTGTGTCGCTCCCTGCGCAATGCCGTAAGTTAACCAGCTCGCCCAAGCCGCCGCATCACCTGTGCCACTGCCATCGCAGGATGCACCGTAGTCGGTCTTGATGTTCTTGTAGACAACCGCTGGGAATAGCGCGTTCGGGTCTGTCGGGAATCCGTGCCTGAAGGCGCCGGCTTCTTCGGTCGAGAAGAAAAGAAGGCCAAATAAAACAATAATCCATTTCAACATGGCCCAGCTCCGCGCAGGGCTATACCTCCGCAGACAGGGCCGCCGCCGCCTCCGAACGCAGTAATAGAGAATCCTGCTGACAAGGAAGTGGCATGACCGGGATTGCCGGTCAGGGTTGGATTGGGTCCAGAGGCGCGAGCCCATGCAATCGCCCACTGAGATTGCGAGTTGTCGATATTTATCTGCGTAGGCGCGGTACTGGAAAAATTGGCCGTAGAACTAAACGCAGCGAACGCCATATCATTCGAGCCAGCCGTAATCGCAACGGTTTGCGGAACTCCACCATTAGCTGAATTAAAATTTGCAACACCACTCGCACCCTGAAATGAACATGCCTGCGTCAAGACTGCTACACTGCTCGTCCACGAGACAACGAGGTTCTTATTCCCCGCTGTCGGGTTCAACAGATAGAAAGCAAAGATGCTTTCATTGCCGTTGATCGCAGGGCTTCCCGGGACCGCAGTCATAGATTGATTTGTGCCGCCACTATCCCAAACAGCGGTCATACCTGTTGGTGGAGCGGAATTTGAACCTATCACGACAGTAAATATCAAAATTCCGTTAGTGAGACCTGCGCCGACTGTCGTATTAAGGTTGGTAACAGTGGTTCCGCTTCCGCCGCTACCCACCCCGCCAGTACTGCAACTATCCAATGTAACCGCTGCAAACGCCTGCGAGCAGCCAAGAATCAGAAATGCGAGAATGCGAGTGAGGTTGAGCATTGGCGGCTCACCTATTGCTGGACGTAGGTGATGTTTCCGGCGAGCGCCGTCGTGCCGGACTGGATCAGACAGAGGCCGTGACCGGCAGTCGTGGTGCGAACTACCGTAGCGCCGCCATTGCCGAAAGTAAGGCCGCCATTGGCCGCAAGAGACATGCCGTTAGCTGCGGTGGTGCTGCCGAGAGCAGCAACAGGTGTGCCGGTCGTACAGGCCGCACCAGTGCCACCAACGAGATTCACGACTGCGGTTGCCGCAGCAATCAGCGAAAAGGAACAGACATAGACCTGCGTGATGCCAGACGGCGCGACAAGCTGTGTGGTGCCAACAGCGACACCGAAGCCGACATTGGTCTTGGTCAATTGCGTGCAGGGATCATCGGAAACGTAGCCGATGCGATTGGTGCTGGCGGGAATAGCCGCGCCGGTATTGGTGGCGATGGTCTTGGCTATTGCGATCAGTGATCCTGAACCTGAAACCCATGCGGCGTCGGCCTTAGTACCTTGTGTAAGGTCCCACCCATCGACGCCAGCGCCAGCCGCGATTGAGCTGGCCGCTGCTGTAATCGCCGATTGCGTCGCGAAGGTGCCGGTGCCAAGTACTGTTATTTGCCCTGAAGCGTTGACCCCAACGCAGTTCGCTGGAGTCGTCGGATCGCAGAACACGATCTGCGGATAGTTGACAGCGGTCACGAGCTTCGAACCGAAGGTCGTGCCTGCTCCTTGCGTTGCAGTGTAGTTCTGCGCTACTGCCGGGCTCACGCCGAGAAGGAGCGCTAGGATAGGCAGTAGCTTACGCATCATAAGACGCCTCCAAACATTGGAAGGGTGCAGCCCTTCGAGAGATCGATTGCGCCCGCGCAAACCGGCGGAGTAATCGCACCGCCACCGCTCAGTGCGTCGGTAACGCCATGCAACAGCTGTGCTGAAGCAGGGCTAGCGCAAAGCACGAAGATGATAATCCAACGGAGCACGATCAATTTGTGTACCCCCACGCATTAGCTGCGACAGTAGTGCCGGCCCCGCCACCGGGGACGTTAACGACGATCGGGGTGTTAATCGCGGAGCTTGAGATGCAGCCGGGGAAGGCGACGCCAAGAACGCCTTGACCGGCAGAGACGAAGACGTAAATGAAGCTCATCGTGCCGGTGACGGTGCCGGTTATTGTCACTGTCTGGACGTTAGCGCCGGTGGTACCGCCGGAGGTGACGGTAAAGCCGCAAATGTAGGTCCATCTCGTAGCGTTGGCGGTGAGAGTTGCTGAGACCGCGCCGGTGGTGCCGGTAGCGCTTGCTGTCAGGGCCTGCGCCCCGCCTCCGGTTGTGTTCGGAAAGTTCACAACCATCTGGGCCAGCGCCGCACTCGCTAGCCCGAGCAGAATTAAAAGTGCGGCGCTGAGCTTTTTCATAGCATTACCTCATCTGGTACCATTTAGATGTGGCCACAGAGTACTGGAATTCTACTGAGGCTTTGGCGGCGATGGTTTGAGAAGTGAAGGCTGTATTGAGCGTCTGGCCGGTGTTGGCGGTCAGCGTTACGAGGGTAGTAAGGAGGGTATCGGTGGCGAGGGTTAGGATCTCGCCATCCCAAGGTACGGCTGGTGTGGTGACAGTCCAAGTAGTTGGCGCTGCACCAACCCAATAGAGAGTTGAATCGGTTGACAGCGCCGTGTAGGTCTGTGCACCGGCACCGGAGAAGGTCTTAAGCGCAGTTGCATTACGCATCTGAGACACAGGAACAAATAGGCTTGACCCGCCGGGGCCGCCCTGTGCAACAGTGAGAACCTCATTTCCGGTAAGGGTTTGCGAGGTGATCTGCTGCGCGACAGCGTAGGTAGCAAGGGCCGCAATGGCAGCCCCCGCGAAGAACCATAGAAGCCGTTTCATAACGATCTCCTCAGTTCGCAACAACGACGCCTGGAGGATAACCGCCCAGCGCGCCTGTCGTGCCGACGATCTGATCAAAGCGATCAAGAACGATCGTGCCCTCGATCGAGCCGCCACCAGTGAAGGTACCGGCTGAGATATAATTCAATCGAAGATATCGCGGAAGCGGCTGGCCCGGAATAGTCCGAGGTACATCCACGTTCGCGAGATAGGCACCGACTGTCATCTGGGCTAGGAGAACCACTGGCCCGGTCCACATGGTCGTGAACGCGCCCGGAGTGTTAGCACCAGCATCCGGTGCGCCCTGAAGCGCGACCTGCAGTGACGTGCCACCGGCCATAGTGCTCGTCACAACAACAAGCAGCTTCATCATCGGATCGTCACCGATGCCGATATCACGAGCACCACCGCCACCAGCAGCAGTCGCTGGGATACCAGAGATGACACCCAGGTCAACTACGTTCGTTGAGTTCTGCGTGCCGGTCGTCGGGGCATCGGTGTTCGGGCCTGTAGTAAGGCCACCAGCGGTTCCGTTTGAAGAACCTGTGAACATTAGAAAGTTGTCGAGGATCATGTCATGCTCCTTTCAAACCACTTGAGCTTCATTCGACAGGATCGCGTCACAGGTCCGCACAGGAATGCCGCGGAATGTGGTGACTGGCTTCCCATCAAACTCTTCAATGCGGAGCAGGACGTTGGTCTTGTTCATCGCCTGAAGATCGAGGTAGGTACGCAAGATACGGTTGCAGTAGATCACCGTACGGCCCATATCCGCCCGGACCTCAGGGGTATCTGAGGTTTGAATGGTGGTCGCAGCGGTCGGTGCCGTTGGCAAGCGATAGAGGCCGCGGACTAGAAGGTTGATCAAGTTCGCCGCCGAGACGCCGGTGAGCTGAGTTACGTCAACATTCGCCACACGAACAGTGTAGCGCCAATCGCGGAGGACCAGCCCGATCTCCCACTTAAAGTGGTCTCGGTAGGCCTGAAAGGTATTCCCGGCGGAATCGGCAACTGGCCACTCACCCATATCTCGGTGCTGCAAGCCAGTGATCTTCCCCTTCGGGAATGTGGCGTGCGATGTGTCCGCGCCCCACACTGTGATCCACATAGAGGTATTCACGTTCGACACGCCACCACCATCGAGGACGTTCGCAGCGGTCGCGGCGTTCGCGGCGGTCTTCGTTGAGTACCGCGGGGCCAACCCCGTGAATCGCTCGGGGTTGATGAACTGGTTCCCGTAGATCAACGTCTGAGCGACCTGCTGGCTCATGCCCTCGAGGAACGCGCGGACCTCCGAGAGCCGAAAGTCAGCGGTATTGCCGTTCAGGTCGGCAATATCCTTATCGATCACCGCGTAGGTTTCGAGGTTCCCGCACGTATCCACGATCTGCGCGGTGGTCGATTTCGCGTTTGGGACGCCTTGGTTCAAAAGGCGCCAAGTCGCCTGAGGTAGGCCAGTCCGGACGGTGGTCTTGTGGCCGGTTGGTAGGTTTCCCTCCACGACGAGCATATCGTCGAGGATCTCATTCGTTTGGGACAAAAGCTCGATGATAACCGCGACGCGGTAGCCATCATCCAATCGCTTAGCCCAGTCGGCATACGTTAATGCTGTTGCGCCGATGGTAGCCATCTACATGTTCCTTTCAGTCAGGGGCTACTTTCTGGAGGTTGATAGAACTCTCCGTGAAGTTGTATGGCTGCTGCTTCGTAAGCTTCATGAGCTTCTTGCGCAGAACCAAACGCGCCCAAATACTTAGTTTGGTCACCGAGCTGAATCTTCGAAAACCATGTAAGGCTCCTAGAATCCAGGTACGCCCCTCTGAGGCCGGACTGACCTGTCCGCACTTGGGAATGCCACTTATTCTGCGCTGATGTTGCTAAGCGCAGATTAAAAATTCTATTATTAGAGGGATCACTATCAATATGATCTACCTCGAACGGCATCACACCATGAACATAGAGCCAGGCTAGGTGATGCTCGTAGTACTTCTTATAGTCGATCACGATCTTTCGATAGAGACCAAAATTATATGTTCCAGCTCGCTTACCGATCTTGGCTCGCCCTCGACTGAAGCGGTTTGTAAACCACCCTGTCTCTGGGTTGTAATCGAAAAGCTCTTTCAATCGCTCTTGCGTTACCATCACTGCCCCTTCGCCAGATTCGGATAAAGTGCCTCACCAGCAGTACGAGGGGGCTGGGCCCCAGGCTGACCGGCGGCCGATGGGCCTCGGCCCGAAACGTACCGGCCCTCGGTCACCTGCTGAGCGAGCTTGAAAAACGCACGGATGAAGGCGGGATTATTGCCTGCCCCGGTGATATCCATCGCCTGCCGGAAATCGTTCGCGAGCTTCGGATCGCCGAGCCCATCGATCGCGCGGGAAATGGTGGATTTCACCTCCGGCAACTTTCCACCCAAGTCCTTATCGGACTTGATTTCATCGACCCACGCCTTCTGCGTGTCGACCCAGGCCTTATACGGCTGCTCCGCGGCCTCGGTCGATTTCGCGGTGTAGAAGTCGATAAGACGCTGTGCGTTGGCTTGGTTCAGGCCGAGGTCCTTGAAGAGGACGTTGACTTCGCTCGCGACGGTCTCATCGAGCTCGAAGCCCTCAGGAAGCTTGAACTCGTACTTCTCGGGCACGGAGGTGTCGGCCCCGCCCTCGTTGAGGAGGGACTTCGCTGCTTGCGCGGGCTTTGGCTCTTCGGGCTTCGGCGGCTCAGGCGGCGGTGTCGGGGTAGGACTCGGTGGCGTCGGAGTCGTCGGGCTCGCGTCCTTGATCTCGCCCGTTGCCGTCCTCGCTTCCTCGCTGTTCGCTAATGGTGCGTCTGCCATTTTCTTCCCTCATCATTAAGACATAATCATCGGGGCAGGCCTGCATCAGATCGTCCAAAATCCTCAGGCCAACATTTCGTTCCCCCTCCCTAAAAGCCATCTCCAGCGGATCGTTCGAGAACGAGGCCCGGAAGACATGGCAGGAGAAGAGAAGATCGTGAATCCACTTTCGGCCAGAGGTCGAGGACATCGTGGCGACAAGAAGGTTGTGGCGCTCCTGCGCCTCCCGCTTTGCAGCCTTCTCAGCGGCCCGAACGTTCTTCCTGTCCGCAGCGTTATACATTTCACAAAACAACCTTTCCAATATAGACGCCCAACATCAGGGCGAATATTGTTTGAGCAACTATAGTCCAGTAAGGCATTGTTATCATCACGCTGCTACTCCTGTCATGCGTTGGAGCGCGTTCTGACCCCCGCCGGTATTAGTGTCCGAAAGGACCTTCGCGGACTTCGCGAGCTGCTCTGCGCGCTGCGCCTGCTGATCGTACTCTTGCTGTTGCTGCCGCTGCTGCCGAATGGCAGCAAGCTCCTGCGGCGACCGGATGATCCGAGGATCATTGTTCATCAAGGATGAATACTTGTCGAGCGCGTAGTCGATGTCGATATTATCCATCACTGCCGGATCGATTCCGACGAGGTTTCCGGCGATCGAGAACAGGCGCTCAATTCCACCTGTAGCTGCAGCCGCCTGAGCCGTAGCAAGCATCGAGATGAACTCGACGTTAATGGGCTGTCCTTGGATTTCTGGCGGAGCAGGGGGCAAAATTCGGGCCCGAGACATGATTGCGAAAACCCTCTCAACGATCGGAGCGAGCAACTCATGCTCAATCCGTTCGAGAACCGGCCCGAGCATGACAAGGGACTCGGCGCGGCGGGCGTCGATTTCGGTTGCTGAAACATTGGATCGGGTCTCGAATTGGGAGATGGTCTGGAAAAGATTGTTGAAGAAGGTCTCTTTGATCCGCTCGCGGCACTCGTTCAGATCTTCCATCATACCCTTAATATCGGGCTGGATGGTGTATGCTGGCGCAAAGCCCACGCGGCCAGTCGTCATCCCCGTCACGTATGTGACCCCGCCTGGGAGCATCGAGGCGGGCTGATTCTTCAATTGAATATCCGCGACCATAGGTGGGTTAACATGCTTGTCAATCGCCTGCGCTTTTCGCTTAACTTCTTGCTGAAGTTGCTTAATGTCTGGGAGGGCGTCCATCCCAGGCGAGCGACCATATGGATCATTAGATACCAAATCCCAGCGAACAGTGATATGACACTTTTCAT